CCACATTCGTCGTTATTGCAGCGGTAGGTTTTCTCACGGGTGAGTGGCGTGATAGCGCGAGTTCGGCGCTGTAGTGCGCGGCTGTCGCAATGTGGGCAGGTCATGCCTGCACCGCAACCCATTACACAGCCTCTTTATGGGTGTTGGTTTTATATGGTTTATGCGAGGTCATGGTTAACTCCTTATTGTCACTGTGTACAACCATTCTAAAGGGTGGCTATAGGGTTATATACACAACATATTGTGTGTCTTTGCAAAATTTTTACCTTCCGCTGTAGCCAACATAGTTATTGGCGTCTGTGCTCGATACATTTGACGGTTAACCTGTTTCATCTTCGCCGCTGGTCACCTCGGCCACTTCGCTGTTTTTTACTTCTAGCTCTATCCCTGTGGTGTAACCCGTGTCGGTGATGCAGTGCTCGACGCGGGTGAGTAGCCAGTCACTGTTATCTATTTGCGGTTTAAAACCACTGACGCTAACCGGTAGCTCAGGGAATAGCTCCGGTCGCCCCATGGCTAAGGTGATGGTGAATGTAGCTACTCCGCGTTGCAGCTTGTCCCACATGGCACGCGCTGCGCGCTCGGCGTTTTGCTTGTTGGCATAGGTATGCCGCAGGGTTTTGACGTTGTCGTTACTGCCAACCATGATCTCCTTTTCGCCCACAGCTATTGGTGCACCATTTTGGCCTAGAGGCTGCTCAGGTTCAGCTTTTGGTTTACTTTTTTGCCAAGGTTTTTTGGCTTTAACGGTTTGTCGTTTGGCGGCTTTATCGTTTTGCCAATAGGCCACAACGCCTGAGTAAGCATCGCGATCGGCTACGCCAAAGTGATGGCTGTCGCCTGACTGACGGGTAATGTCTAGACGGTCAAGCGCGATGCCGCTGGCGTTGTGGGCTAAACCCGCCTGTAAAAATAACAGGTTGCCATTTTTTACCGTTGCAATGGCATCAAACTGTTCGGCGAGGCGGCTTAGAAAATTGGCATCGGACTCGTTGGCTTGGTCGATGTGATCGATAAATTCCATTTTCAAGTTGTCGCTAATTTTAGCCTTGAGCTGATGCCGAGCTGCGATGACATCGATAATGCTGCTCACGCTTTGTTTATGAAAGCTTTGCTCACGGCTTTGCTGCAAGGTACCGCGCATATCAGCTGATTTGCCGCGGATGGTTATGGCGTCTGGCGGGCCGCTGTGTTCGAGCTCGTCAATGGTGTACGTGCCTTTATCAACCAGTGCGCTCCCCTTCCAACCAATACGCACTTGCATGGTTGCGCCCTTGGGTGGCATCGCCAGTTCACCGTCGGCGTCATCGAGTTGCACTTCAATGCTGTCGGCCTCAAAGCCGCGATTATCCGTTAGGCGCAGCGACATAAGCCGCGCTTTCACTTTGGGGCTGATGTCGTTGCCATTGACCAATATTTGATAGTCTGGCGTGGGCTGGTCGCTCGATGCCAGCGGGTTAAACTGCTCGAGTAGGTTCACAAAATCTTCCTTATTAGCTTGCTGATACCCATGCCGATAAGGTTTTCAGTGCCAATTAAGCTAGTGTTCTTTTCATCCACCCGTTTCAGCTCAATTGTAAATTCAATCTTTCTCGCCGCGCCGTCACTAAAAAACTCACTGCGGCCTTTGCTTATTTTCTCTATCACAAAAAAGCCTGTCACAGTGCCGCGCCCTTCGATAAGTGGATAGGCTTTACCTGTGTCGGCCATTTTACGTAGCGCCTCAAGGCTTAGCTCTCCGCCCGTTATTTCTGGCATTAGCACACCAGATAGCGTTAGCGTTTCATCACCAACCCCTAAGAACTGCGCTGATGGTCGCGCACCGATGCGACTATTGGTTGGGTGACGCCATACCATGTCATGTTGCGATGTTTGGTATGGCACAGTTAGCCGGCTAAATACAAAAAAACCGAGTGTCATCATCATAATGTTTGACTCATGTTAGTTCAGGTCCTTAAGGCTGCTGCGTAAACGTGCTTGCTGAGCACGGTCACGCTTTTCTAGTTCGATGGCGACTAGGCGCGCGACATCCTGCGCATCCATATTGGCGGTAGCGTGGATGGTAATGGGTGCATGAATCCCCGCATCGATGTGAACGGTTTGAGGCTCTGGCGCTTGGCGCTGCGCAAAGGCACTGCCGGCGCTTAATCTATCTGGCACTGCGTTATGCGTTAAGCCATTGCTGTTAAGCACTAAGTCGCTGCCGTTATGCGTTAAGTCGTCACTCTTTGCTTTTCTGGCTGGCAGTTCACCCTCTTTTACCAAGCGGATTGCATCCGGTACCGAGTAATCAGCGCCTTGGTATTCATCTCTGATGGTGCGGGTTTGGTCTGGGATTGCCTGCATATTTGGCATTGCGGCGGCAGGAAGTGCCGAGATGCCCAGCACAAAGGCAGTGCCTGCCATCTGCTTACCGAGCTTGCTGACTTCGTTTAGTGGTGCTTGTTTGCTTCGATTCAGGCCAACAGTTAAACCGTCCATCGTTTGATCACCCATTACTGCAAACACTTTGCTAGGTGAAGCAATACCGAGTACATCTTTAAACCAACCAATGGCATTGCTGGCCGCATTGGTAATGGTTTCTTTTACCTCGGTCAGCTTGCCGGTGATCCCTTTAACTAGGCCGTCCATCGTCATCTCGCCCAGGCTGCTAAATTTAGCGGGCAGTCCGGTGAAGAACGACATGATTTCGCTAAAATTGTTCACAATCAGCCCGAGTGGCGACCATGAAAAAACAGTTTTCATGGTTTCCCATATACCAGAAAGCACGGCTTTAATGGGCTCTGGCAAACCATTAAATAGGTTTGTAACTGCAATAACTCCGCTATCGACCAATGAGGTGATTGTCTGCCAGAATCCAACCATCCACGCCTTAACCGTGTCCCAGTGAGTAACGAGTAAATAGCCTGCAGCAACTAACGCCGTAATGCCTAAGATCACCCAACCAATGGGCGTAGACACCAGCGCTAAAGATAAGGCCCTTAATCCACCAATAACCCACTTAAATGCACCATCCAGCTTAGTGAGCGCGCTCCCCATCAGCGGCAATGACTTAATGCCAAGTATCGATGTGCTGTATTTAAGCATAGCCATCGGGCCTAAGATGCCAGCTAGCATCAAGGTTATAGAGCCGCCGACAGCTGCCACAATAGCCATGGCAGCAGCCGCTTTAAAAAGCGTGCCAGTTAGCTCAGGATTCACCCTCATCCAATTGCCTATACCATTAACAACTCCGGTGATTTGCTGGATAAAACTGCGAATACCTCCGTTGTTACCTTCGAATATTTCGATACCCACGTCTTCCCACGCCGATTTGAGGGTATCGATATCTCCCTTGGCATTATCAGCCATGGTCTTAGCCACTCGCGCGTTCTCACCAGCAGATTTACGCAGTACATTGGTAAACGAGGTAATGGCACCATCACCCTGCTGCTTAATTAGCTCACTGACGCCAGTGCCAGCTTCTTCACCAAAGATGGTTTTAAGTATTGCGGCGCGGTCGGCGTTACCCATCGTCTTAGTGGCCTTGACCACATCGGACAAGATGTCGGGGATCGCACGCAGATTGCCGGCACTGTCTTTGGTTTTTAGTCCTAAGTATTCTATTGCGTCGGCAGCAGGCCCTGTTTGCCCTGCCAAGCGATTAAGCATGGCGCGCATTACCGTGCCGCCTTGGCTCGCTTGAATACCAATGTTACCGAGTAATCCCGACATAGCGGCGGCTTCCTCTACGCTCACCCCTAAATCACGCGCGGCAGGTGCAACGTATTTCATCGTTTCACCCAGCATGGTTAAGTCAACGTTGGCGCGGGTTGTGGTTGCGGTGAGCACATCGCCAAGACGATTCATTTGATCTGCAGCCAAACCAAAGCCAGATAATATGTTTGAGGCAATATCGGACGTAACCGCGAGATCGGTATCGTTGGCCTTGGCTAAGTCGAGCATGCCTGGCATGGCTTGTTTAATTGACTTAGCATCAAAACCCGCCATAGCTAAGAATGACTGCCCCTGTGATACATCGTTCGCGGTAAAGCTGGTTGAGGCACCAAGTTCGCGCGCTTGTTTTCGCAGCGCGATGAGTTGCGGGTCGTTCTTATCAAGCCGAGTTAATGCCTGAACCTTGGATTGTGCGGCGGTAAAATCTAGACCTGGTTGTAACACCTGCGAGCCAGCATAGAGCGTAGCCGCACCTGAGGCTGCAGCTGTTGCGCCCGCACCTGCCATATTGCCCTGCAGAGCTTTGGTTTTGTGGTAAGTGGCTTGTGCTGCGGATAGCTGTTTCTGTTGGGCCGAAACCTGTTGTAGGCGGCGCTTTTGTTGGTCGAGTTGTTTGTTAGCCTGAGAAAGGTCAGCAGTCAACGTGCGTTGATGCTGTGAAAGATTGCGAGTATCAATCCCCGCTGAGCGAAGCGCTTCACGCTGCCGGTGCTGGCTAATGGTCAAGTTTTTATGCTGAGTATTCAGCCTGACCGTTGCCGCCCTAGCTTGCTCGTACTCTTTAACCAGCGCTTTAGCCGGTGCCTGACTGCTTTGCATCTCAAGCGCTAGGCGTTTCACTTCCTCTTGTGCCTTGGCCAAATCATTGGCGGTAATGCCTAGGCTGCGGCTCACCTTGCGATAACCATCGATTTGAGCTGACTGTTTATTAAGAGACTTTACTCGGTCTTGCGTCTCTTTTAATTGAGTGGCGGTTATGCCGCTGGCTTGGCGCATCTTTTTTAATGGCCCAGTGATCTTATCCACTGCCGCCAATAACACGCGCATCTCTAATTTTTTAGTCATGTGAAACCTTGTTAATTCTTTCCCATCTATCCAGCGCTTTATCGTGCCAGCCTAGAAGCTCATCGATGTCCATTGCCGCCATCTCGGATAGCGGCCAATGAAAGATAATGGCGATATCCGCCATGGTGTCATCTATGCACTCAGGGAGGCTTGACTGTCGCTCTCGCTCTGACTGTCCATCTGTAACTTCTTCGGCACCAAAAAATTACTGATTTCCCCGCCGATTTGAACTAAGTCTGCAGGGTCCATAGTGAGTACTTCATCTTTGGTGATCATTGGCGAACTGATACGAGGCAGCACTGTCGAGATAGCGTTAACGTCAAGATTGAGCAAATCAGATAGCGATAACCCGCGCAGTTCGCCGGCTTTAGGCTTGCGCAAGGTGACTTCGGTAACTGACTCTTTGCCGCGGCTGATAGCTTGATCGAGTGTGACTTTTTTATGGGTGATTGTGACTGACATTGTTAGACCCTCTGTTATGGCCAGGATGGCCGGTATGCGGCTTGAGGGCAGGATGCCCGGTGCCGCCTAGTTAAAAATGCCCGCATACGGCTATGTATTGCGGGCTAAGATTGGTATTAACGCTTTAAGCCCGAGTTATAACCCGATGGCTTTGCGGTGTTCGGCCATCATGTCAACGCCATTGATGATCTCAATGCCGTTAACGGTATCGACTTCAACGAGCACTTCGCCGCCTGCCGTTTCTTTGTAGTAAGTGCACGTCATGGTGGCTTTGGTTTGGCTGTTGTCGCCCGTTTTGTACGTGCCGCGATCAAGTTCTTTGTAACGGCCACGGCAAACAATTTCGACTGCTTGCACTTCGCCGGTGTCATCGCGCTGGAATGAACCCGCAAAACGCAGCTGAACACCGTCAATCTTGCTGGCCGACATTTGCTTAACGAGCTGGGCTTCATAGCCGCCTAAGGTGAATTCGACACCTATGGCGTCATCATCCAGCCCCATATCGATATCAGCCGCACCTGGCATGCCGCCGCCACGGTATTTTTCAAATTTGCGGCTTAGTTTGGCTGGGGTAAATTCTTCCGCCACACCGATCCAGTTTTGACCATCACCGAATAGGTTCAGGTGCTTGAGTTTTCTTGGTAAAGCCATGGGTTATCCTTAGGCCGCTGCAACAGCTGCCGCGAAGTCGACCAAATAGCGGTCAGTAATTTTTTGACGGAAGGTTAAATCTTCCAGCGGAGGCACTGGGGTGTAGTCGTAATCGATATACAACTTGCCAGCCTTAATCGTGCTGACGTCGTTCACGTCTTCGCTGTACCAGGCTTGGCCGTCAACGATATACCCAAGGCCTTTTAACTCGCGGAACTTGGCGTTAATGCCTTCGATAATGTCTTTAACCAATGTGGGAGTCATCGGTTTATCAACGGCCCACATGTGCGCGTCGGCAATGGTGTCAGCCAACACTTGGGCGGTGCGGGTGTAGTTTTCAAATTGGAATAAGGGATCTTCTGAGCAGGTGCGCGAGCCCCAAAAGCGAAAGCCTGACTGATTAATCAGCGTGGTGATGTCATTACAGTTTAGGTAGCCTGCATCGGTAGACGGATCTTGTAAGTCCCAGAACACCGGCTGACTTAAACCGGTAACGCCGCTAACAGTGACGTTTGATAGCGTTTTGTGCCAACCGACTTCTTTGTCGATACGCGCACGTAAACCTAATGCGCGAGCGGTCGCAGTAGCGTTAACACTGGCGGCCGCGACGATATCAAAGGCAACAAACTCAGGCCAAATGATCATCACTTCACGGTCGCCAAAGTTTTCACGATAAGCCACGGCTTCTTCTTTGGTGGCACAGCCATAGGCGCTGATGTAGGCAAAGGCGCGCAGTTTTTTGGCGGTTGCTGCAAGCGCTGTGGCAACGGGTAAAGTGTCTAATCCTGGCACGCCAACAATACGCGGCTTAACGCCCAATAAAGACTGTGCCGCCAGTAATGCTTTAAGGCCAGTGTATTGGCCCAGTGGCGTTACAGTGCCAATAATGTTCGCCGTTGTGGCGGTTTCATCCGCCCCCTGCTCAACACGCACCACAACGGTGAGCGTATTGACTTGATCAGCAATGCCTTCAAGCGTGGGCTTTAATGTGCCTAAGGTGCCCGCTTTGCCAATGGCTTGCATGACATTGGTTAGCAACACTGGGGTGTTTAGCGGGAATAACGTTGCATCGGCATCGCTGGCGGTGCAGACAATGCCGATGACTGAGGTTGATACTGTACGAATAGTTCGGGTGCCATCATTGACTTCAATGACGCGGACCCCGTGGTGATAATCCATAATGTGCTCCGGTGCTGTGGGTTTTGCAAAACTAAGCAGGGCTAAGCTTGCAGAGCGCACCGGAGCGGTGCTAGTGGTTTGAGTGGTAAGAGTCGTTTATTGACCTAAAAACCTAGGAGTGTTGTAAATTATTCAGCCTCTGCAATTGGGTAACGTTGTTTTATCTGCGCCACCTTATCCCGCCACGCTTGTTCACTCTCAGCGGTTAAATCATATTGCCATTCCATATAAAGCGGGTCTGACTCTTCTCGATATGCAGCCTTACGTTTTTCGATGTTTTGCGACAACTCAAAGTCACGCTGGGCGAGCACAGAATTAACCTGCTCAGTGCTCATGCCTAAGTTGTTTATGTATTCACGCGACACATCAGTGTGCGATACGCCGTTAAATAAATAGGTGAATGTTTCATTCATTGCTGTTTCTCCTGAACGGCTTTGGCCGTTTATCTTCAATAAGTAAGGTGGTCAATCTGCCGCCAATAGTGAGTTAACTGCTGCACCTTCTCGAAAAATAAGTGCAGCACACAAAGATTCAAGCTTCACTACACAAAGAAAGCTGGACGGAAACCGATGCTGCCGCTCGCACTCGAGCGCGGACTGTCCAAGCTGAGCGCACCCAGCCCGGCGCCCGTGCCGTAGTTCCAGCTGCCACCGCGGAAAGGGAACCGGTCGCCGTAGTTTCTAGCGTAAATGTAACCGCCAACGGTAGCCGTAGTGGCCGATTCAATTAACAGCTTGCGCAATAGCTCGTTTGGCGCGTAGCCCACTGCTTTAGTGATGGCAGCAAAGTGCGAGGCGGTTAAGTATGGGTAATCGTTTGAATCGTCATTCATAGGACCGT